CCAGCCAGCTCAGTAATACCATCGTCTCCGTGGGCAGACCCTCTTTGATCGGCTGCCCGCAGCAGGGGCACGGGTCGCCGGGTTTTAACAGCCTCATATCACACGCCCCCTCCTTACAAATTTTCATCTGGTAACGGGAACCATCCCATACATTTGGCATCAATTTTTGCTCCAGCTTTTTTGAAACTCCACGATTTTGAGAAGCCATCCCACCAGGCGACTTGTGTAATCACGGTGCCATCACAGTCAAACCTGCAATAATATTTTCCGTCGCTTGGTGGGCACTCCATGCCCTTGACAAACTGGAGTGGGACCCACCCATTCTCCGGAGGTACCACAGTGCCTGGAGTTCCGGTAGGACCGTCAGGCATTTGCGTCCATAGTGCAACCTCATCCCATCGAACCCCCGGCTCTTTCACATCCCCGGCGCCAATGTACACATTGCTGTCAACAAAACCAGAATCATCAATGATTATGATTTCGGCTCCAGGTTCTGGTTCATCCACCCTAGTGTGCCATGCAATGCCAGACACAAGGCCAGGTCCGCCCTTCAGTCGAGGCGCTCTGCAATCATCAGGGTCGGGGCGCTCCCGCGCCAGATCCCCCTTCTCCTTCTCCGCCCGGGCCTGCTCCTCCAGCTGGAGCCGGGCCTGTTCCAGGGCCTCCTCGGCGATTTTCTGTTTGTCCTCGGCCCGCTTTTTGGCCTCACGGGCCTTGTCCAGCTTTTCCTGCATTTCGGCCACGGCCTCCGCCCGTGCCTTCTCAATGGCCTCCGGGTCCACCACAGTCTCCACGGCCACCTCCACCGGCTTCTCCTTCAGCTCGGCCAGCTGGGCCTCCAGCCGGGCCACAGCCTGGGCGGCCTGCTCCCGGTCCTCCTGGGCCCCGGACAAGCGGGCGTTGAGCAGCTTCATGTCCTCTTCCATCTTGGCCCGGGCCTGCTCCGCCGCTGACGCCTCGGCCTGGGCGGTCTCGGCGGCCTTCCGGGCCTCGTCCCGGTCCTTGATGGCCTGCTCCAGCTGGCGGGCAGACATATCCACCACGTTGTGAGTCTCAATAAACTGGTCGCGCTCATCTGCCGGCAGCGCCAGCAGAGCCAGCGCCTTAGTCGCCCCCAAATCCGACAGCGCTGTCGGATTTGACCACTCACGGGAGAGGCGCATAAACCTCTGGGCCGCACGCTCGGAGAGCTCCACCCGCTCATTGAGCCAGGGCAGCCATTCCCCGTGGGGGATGGCCTGCTTGGCCTCGGTCAGGCAGCGGCCGATGGTGAGGATGGCCTCCCCGCCCCGGCGCTTGGCGTCCAGGATCTCCCGGGTGATGACCTCGATGTCGCGCCCCTCCTTGGGGGCCAGCACTCCAGACAGATCAAGCATGGCTGGCCACCTCCTCGCGCCCCAGCAGCTCTGCCACCCAAGTCCGGTAATCCCGGCTCGCCGAACTGAATGGGGACAGCGCCCCCACCGGCTCACGGGACCAGCTGGACTCCACCACCTTGTCCGTCCGGCGGATCACCGTGCGGAAGATGGGGACCGGGCTCTCCTCCCGGAGAGTCTGGACCGCGTCCTCGCCGATGCTGGACCGCCGCCACTGGGTCACCAGCACCCCGGCCACCCGGATCTGGGGGCAGGCCTGGCGGATGTTGTCGATCTGCCGGACCAGCCCGGCCATGCCGGTGGTGGAGTAGGCGTCGATCCCAGCGGGGATGATGATGCTGTCACAGGCGGCAATGGCGGACAGACAGCTCACCGAGTAGTAGGGCGGGCAGTCGATCACCACCGTGTCGTAATACGCATCCTCCGCGACCACGGCCAGCAGATCCCGCAGACGGTCAAAGTCCGGGGTCTGCCGCCCCAGCAGGCAGGACAGCTCATAGTCCGCCAGATCCTCTCCGGCGGGGATGATGTCCAGCCCCTCATAGTCCGTGCGCCAAATGATGTCTGGATAGTGCTCGAGGTGGTACTCCAGCGCTGCGGCCAGTCCGGCCCCGTGGGGATACTGGCCGGAGGCCAGCATCATGCTGGTGGCGTTGCCCTGGCTGTCGGCGTCAATAAACAGGACGCGCTGCTTGCAGCTGGTCGCCAGGATGAAGGCCAGCTCCACGGCGGTGGTGGTCTTGCCCACCCCGCCCTTGCGGTTGACGATTGCAAATGTTCTCATGGTAATTCCTCCGTTTTTTCTTCAAATGGGACCGGCTCGTCCGGCAGGTCAAAAAAGTCAATCTGAGTCTTGGGCGGCCGCTTGTAGGTCTGCCGCTTCGCCGCCGGGGCGGGCTCCTCCAGCGCGCTCTCCCGGAAGCGCTGGTACTGTCCGTCAAAGACCAGATAGATCCTCCCCCGGGTGCCCTCCTTGTTTTTGGCCACCTTCAGCACCCGGCGGCTCTTGTCCGGCCTGCCGGGCTCCTCCAGATAGAGCAGCAGGATGGCGTCCGCGTCCTGCTCGATCTGCCCGGACTCTCTCAGGTCGGACATGGTGGGCTCCACCAGCTTGTCCTCCCCGGCCTTGTCCGCCCGGGAGAGCTGGGACAGGGCCACCACCAGCATCCCGTGTCCGTGGGCCAGCTGCTGAAGGCCCCGGCTGATGCCGGACACCTGCTCCGTGCGGTTGGTTTTCCGGGTCTCCGGCTCCACCAGTTGGAGATAGTCGATGTACACGATCTCGTACCGCCGGGCCAGGGCGTCTGCCTGGATGTCCTGGACGCTCATGCCGCTGGCCTCGATCAGCTCCAGCGAGTGGGCCCGGATTCGGTCGGAGCAGGCGGTAAAGCGGCCCCACTCCTCCTCCGAGATCTCGTTGCGCTTGATGGTGGGCATCTCGATCCCCGCCAGGTTGGCGACCAGGCGGTCGGCCAGCTTGTACTGGTTGGTCTCCAGGCTGTAAAACCCCACCCGGTGCGTCCTGGCCTGGTGGTAGGCCATGGACACCGCCAGGGCGGTCTTGCCTGCGGAGGGGTAGCCCCCCAGCACCACCATGTCCCCCATCTCGGTGTATGTACCCGCGTCCAGCTTGGGCAGGCCCCAGGTCATGTAAGCCACCGGCTCGCCGCTGTGCCGCTCGGCAAAGGCCAGGAGCATCTCGGACATATCCATCCGCCGGATACCCCGGCGGTCCACCCTCAGCGCGTTGAGCTGGTTCATGTACTTCTGTTCCTGCTCGTCGTCCTCGGCCTCCATGAGCATCCTGGCCAGTTCATTCCGCCTGGCTTTCCGGGCCTGCGCCCGCATGATGGAGGCGTACTCCCAGATGTTGGACGCCGTGGGGGTGAGTTCCATGAGCTCCATCAGGTACTGGGTCCAACCGTCGCCCTCCCGGCCCCCCAGCCTGCTCCGGACGGTCACCGCATCGGTGGGCTTGCCCTCGGCAAACAGCGCCTGAATGGCCTGGAACACCATGCGGCACTTGGGGGTGAGAAAATCCTCCGGGCGGATCCGCTCCAGAGCCTGCCCCACCAGCCTGTCATCAATGAGCAGGGATCCCAGCACCGCCACCTGGGCGGAGAGCCTGTCCTCCTTCTGGGCTACCATGTGGCCACCTCCTCCCGGGCCACCAGGGTGGGATCTTTCTCAGGTTTCTCCGGCAATTCATCGGGGCGCATGGGGTAAACTGTTTTCCACCCACTGGAAATTGCCCGTCGAAGTAAGGCAAGCTTATTCGCCCGCGAACCGCCTGAAAGTCTGTCTAATTCGGACAGCATTGCCCGAATCGCCCGTTTGGAATTGACTGCCTTTAGTTCTGTTCGGCTGGCAATCATATCCTGCATGACGACCGCCAGTTCCCGGTCTTTCCCAACATATTGGGTCAAAAGCGGTTTGGCATCCTCCGCCAGATCGTACTTGCTTGGCTTCATTTTGGAACCAGATTGTGCCCCTTCGGAAGTAAGTTCTTTTTGTTTTTCTTCTTTTAAAGTTCTACCTATATATGCAAACGTATTTTTCGCATGGGGGTCGTGCGAATTTTCGCATGGGGGTACGCAATCCTCCGCATCCACCCCGTGCGATTCCTCGCACTGCTTCTCTTCGTCATCAGGATCAATGTCAGCCCGCTCAGGAAACATACCGCAATAGATATAACGACGCTCTCCTTTCCCATAGGGCTTAAATAAAATTTTGATGTATCCAGCATCTCTCAGCATCGCCAGAAGTTCAACCGCTCTGCGCTTTGATAAGCCAAGTTCTCCTGCAATATCTTCATTAGATGGCCAGCAGAAGCCTTTCTTGCCCGCCATGGAGGAAAGAATTACATAGAGATACCGTGCCGCGATTGTCAAGGCAGGATCGTGTACAATTTCTCCAGGAAGGACACCCCAATATCCTCTCTGGACCTTCTCACTCATTTCTGATCCCTACTTTCCTCTGCATCTTTGGACGCATCCGCTAACGTACGCTTTACGCACTCAAGTGAAAGTTCAAATCCATCAAGAGCCAAGAGCAAATGATTGATACCTTGTCGGTGTGCGAGCAGATCAAAGGCATCATTATTTTCATGGATTTCTGCAAACTGATATACACGATCTTTGATGATCCCAAGCAACGAAATCGTTGCTTCCAGATCTTGGGCCGCACTGTCAGTTATATCAATCAAATCAATAAAACTAAGCATTTTTATCCTTCTTTCTATTTTTGTACTCTTCATCCACTGCTTCTTTGAGCTTCTGGTTCAGGTCATCCAATAAGTCCGCAACAATATAGACTGCATCAGACAAGTCTTGCAAATGTCCGACCATTGAGAGTGCGTTGGATCTCTCGATGGCTGCAACTTCATCAGAAAAGTCACTTTGAATGATCCGAAGTGCCGTCAAAGCGCACTTCTGCTGAAATTGGATAGTTTCTGCCTCTAAAAGAAATCCGAACTTTGACATAGATACCCCTCCTTTTGTTAGCATTATGCTAACATCAGTGAGTATACAATGTCAATAGTTTTGTGCTAGAATATGCTAACAAATTTTAGCGGGGTGTCATTATGGCTGTATCCAAGATCCAAACTGGACTGCGTATTGATGAAGAAACCTATGCAAAATTACGCACACTTGCAATCCAAGAGGGTCGTTCTCTGAACAATCTAGTGGAACATATCATTCGGATGTATCTTGCAGACTATGAAGCAACGCATGGAATTCTTCCTCCGTTCCAAGAGTAAGTGCAGATAGTCCCACATCCACCAGCATTAGAATCACTGCATTGAGAGAAATCCCAGTGCGATTAGCAATCTCGGATAACCGTTCATACCGTCCTACTGGGATTCTGAGTCCTGTCTGTATCTTCGCACTCACAAAAATTCCCCCTTGTCAAACACACGTTCCCATGGTATAATACATTTGTTCTCATGGTAGACCCCCTGTCTACCGCCCCGGGTGCCGAAAGGCCCCGGGTTTTTTTATACCCACGGCTCGGCCTCCCGGACGGCGATCCGTCCGTCCTCCCGGACCACTGCCAGGGCCTGGGCCCCGCCGGCCAGCATCCCCCGGAAGATCCCGGGGGCCAGCTCCTCCACCCGGAGCAGCCGCGCCGGGCCGTACTGGTCCAGCAGCCGCCGGGTCACCCGGGCCGCCTCAGATAAATTGAGTGCGCGCATGATGTTAACCTCCTTATGTCTCCAGCAGTACGCTGGTCAGTTTGCCCACCAGGGACATCCGCTGGTCGATCAGCCGGTTGACGTCCTCGCAGATGATCTCCGACACATCCTTCAGCCGGTACATGGGCAGCCCCTCCCGCTTGTAGCGGACCAGGGCCCCGGGGCTGATGTTGTAGGACCAGTGGGAGTTGTGCTGTACCGCCCAGCCGAAGGGGACCCGCTCATCCTGAAGGGCCTCGTATAGGGTGGCGGTGCTGCTGCCCAGATACCGGGCCGCCGTCTCCACCGGGACGTTGTCCAGCGCCAGGATCTCCTGGTCACTGGGGATATTCAGGTTTCTGGTTCTTGGTCTCATGGTAACCTCTCTTTCTCCCCCGGCCCGGCCGGGGGGCTTCTTCTTGTCCTCCTCCCCTTCCTGTGATAAACTGTGGATGGTAGGAAGGTGATTTAATTGGTACTTGATACGAATATAGCTGTTGCATTGATAGCTCTGATCGGCGCAATTCTATCCGGCATATTCGCTTTCATAGGAAGCATGGTCGCCGCAAGACTAGGGAAAGATGCCCAAATCAAGACTGCTGCACAAGAAGCGTTCATCTCTGCCCGCCTAAACGTATATCTCGCCTTTGAGGAAGCATTTGAACACTGGTCTAACACAAAAAACAGAGAGGCCTGTGCAGTTGTTTATCGTGCTGAAAATGCTGTCCGCCTTGTAGCAAGCGAAGAAACGATTTCCGTTCTCTCACAGCTGACCGAATATATCAGAGAATACGAGACACAGGGCAAACTTCATCCGTTTGAAGAGTTTGCTGTGGCCCATACTGCGGCCCTTCGTGCCATGCGGAATGATTTGATGCACTATCCTATTCCTACACCAGAATCAGGACAGAAGGAAAGCCGTATAGAGTGAACTGACGACACAGATCACACAAAGCAATAGTAAGAGCAACAGAGTCCTGTAATACTTGGGGCTTCCTCTTTCCCAGTAAATTGCGAATCCAACCAAGAGGTAGCCAAAAACCAATGGGACAAAAACGGTGGTAAAAAATTCCCCCACACCTCTCACCCCCTCTTCTCCCCCGGCCTGGCCGAGGGTTTTTGCTGCTCAGGACTCGTCCCGTCCGCAGAATACCTCCAGCTCC